AATGACAATAGCAACCTACCATCAATGAGTGTTTTATCTCAAATGATACAGACGACTATGCAGAACAAGGGCATAGATCAATCAAGAGTGCAATCACTATTGAACGAAGACGCAAATGGTAAAACTCTCAACTACCAAATACTTTATAAGTTATTGGAAAGTGCAGTTGAGGAATTTATCTTAATCAACAATGGCAATCCTTTAGCTGATGACTTTAGAAATAGAGTATTAGATAAAATGTCAGATGTTGTTAATATGCTGACAGGCAATCAACCACCTAACAACAGCTAATCAATTCCGATTGCGTGGCGACTAGATCGCCACGCAACCCACCACGCAACCTCAATAGAGGTACCAAGTCCACCAATTACACAGCTTTCCATATCCAGACCCCGACCCCCCTTTTTGCTTGTTTATGGTACCTGACGCTTGCCCTTTACAATCAGAAACACACATGTATAAACTATAAAATACTTATGAATCTCGACACATTAACCACTGATCAGTTAAGAGATCGTGTAGAAAAATTATATATTGAACATATAAAACTTTGTCAGGATAATTTTTTATATTTTGTTCAAGCTGTTTGGCCAGATTTTATTTGCAGAAAAGCAAAAGAAAAAGAAAACTGGGGCCATCATCAACATATTGCTGACGAGTTAACTACTATTGCAAGAGGCTCAAAAGGGAGGCTCATTGTGAATATGCCACCCCGTCATACTAAATCTGAATTTGCATCTTTTTTGTATCCAGCTTGGTACATAGGGAAGTTTCCTAAGAAAAAAATTATGCAAGTTTCTCACAACGCAGAACTAGCAGGTAGGTTTGGTTCCAAAGTAAGAAATTTAATTGATAGCCCAGAGTACAAACAGATCTTCGGAGATGTTAAACTACGAGAAGACAGTAAAGCAAAAGGCAGGTGGGAGACTAACCATGGCGGTGAGTACTTTGCAGCGGGTGTTGGCGGTTCTATCACAGGACGAGGGGCTGATTTGCTTATTATAGATGATCCTCATACGGAGCAAGATTCTTTATCGGATTCCGCTATGGAGAGAGCATTCGACTGGTACAACTCGGGACCCAGACAACGTTTACAACCAGGTGGTTCCATCTTGTTAGTAATGACTAGATGGGCTCAAGATGATTTAACAGGTAGGTTGTTAAAAGGACAATCTGAACCTAAAGCTGACAAATGGAAATTAATAGAGTTCCCTGCAATACTAGAATAAGGAAATCCTGTTTGGCCTGAGTATTGGAGTAAAGAAGAACTAGAAGCAGTTAAGGCATCTATTACTCCAAGAAACTGGAATGCACAATACATGCAGGACCCGGTGGCCGAAGAAGGAGCAATCATTAAAAGAGATTGGTGGATCCCTTGGAAAGGAGAGGTTCCATCTCTAAAGCATGTTATACAAAGTTATGATACTGCATTTTCTAAAAAAGAAACTGCTGACTATAGTGCGATTACTACTTGGGGTGTATTTGAACCTACAGAAGGAGACACTTGTTTAATTTTATTAGACGCAGAAAAAGGTCGTTGGGATTTTCCAGAATTAAAAGCTGTTGCATTTGAAGCATTTAAATATTGGGAACCTGAATCTGTTGTAGTTGAGGCTAAAGCATCTGGACAATCTTTAATACAAGAATTAAGACGTGCTGGTATTCCTGTAATAGATTTTATTCCTAGTAAAGGAAAAGATAAACATTCTAGAGTAAATGCTTGTGCTCCTGTTTTTGAGTCCCAAAACGTATATTTTCCAGAAGGAGCTCATTTTGCAGACGAAGTTATTGAAGAATGTGCAGCGTTTCCTTTTGCTCAACACGATGACTATGTAGATTCTATGACCCAAGCTGTGTTAAGATACCGTCAAGGAAATTTCGTTTCAACATATTTAGATGAACCCGAGGGTATGAAGATCGAAAGAGACTATAAATATTATTAGGAGATACAATGGCTAAAAAAAATAAGAAGAAACTAAAACTAGAAGAATTATTGTTACTTGAAACAGAAGGACCCAGAGGTAATCCTCCAGTGATTGAAGAGTATGAAGATGCGAGAGAGAATGCAATGATTAATAGAAATGTTCCTACAATGAAGCATGGTGGTAGTCCATCATGTGGATGTGAAGAATGTATGGGTGCATCTAAAGCTAGAGGAGCAGGAGCAGCAATTAGCGGTACAGGATTTAAAGGTGTATTTTAATGGGTAAGAAAGCATCAACTTTAGAATACAGAACTTTAAAAAGCAATAAGGCAGTAAGGCCTTATGATCCTAGAGATAAAAAACAAAAAGAAATTACAGACAAACAAAATCCAATTTCTTTATATGACGAACAAACAAAAGAACTAGTATACACCGAAGCAAGAGGTGGTGGTTTAGCTATTTCAGGAAAAAAATTTACTGGAGTTAAGTAATGGCTTTAGACTCTAATAAGATTGCAGATAATTTTATCGATCAGATAAAACAAGGAAGCTCTCCAATACCGAAACAAGATACTACTGTTGTTGTAAATGATGACACTGAGCCTTCGGCCGTTGGTGGGTTAGCAGCACTCGGTGCTACTGTAATTGGAGCAACCGCTCTTGGTAGAAGAATACCTGGAATCAAATCTTTTTTAAGACCATTCGGTAAGACACCAAAAACAAATACAACTTATACACCTAACAAAGCAGTAGAGGAAATAGGTGACATACCAACGGCCACCGGACAATCCTCTGAATTAATTTTAGCGCCAGGCAAAGAGTTAGCTACAGTAGGTCGTTCAAAAATTGGTGAAGTACAAAATATTCCTTTTACTCAAGGTAAAGGTTACAAAGATGCTAACCCATTAGTAGGATCAGCTACCTTCGATAGAATTATGGAGGCTCCATTTGATAAAGGTTCAGCTAAACAATGGATAGATTGGTTAGCAAAGGGGAACACTAATTTAAGAATTGAAACAGGTCCGTTAGCCGGTGTCTCTCGTAGAGTTTCACCTGATGAGTTAGAAGAACTAAATTTAGTTACACTCGGAAGAGTCATGGTTCCTAGATTAGGAAGAGATAAACCAGGACAAAAAGCAGCTGTAGATAGATTAACAGAAAAGATTGAAGCTAAAGGTGGTTTTCTAAAACTTATGGATGATCAGAACATAGAAATAGATAGAGATACTTTATTAGATTTAGTTAAGAACTCTCCTGTAAATCAATTAAAAACTTTAAGACTAGGAGTTAGAGGAGATCCAGAAGCAGATTTTATACAAGCACAAAGTGCTTTTAAAATTGCAGCAGATAAAATTCCTAATAAATCTGTAACTACTGATGAGTTAGTAAGTAGAATAAATAGTAATTTTAGAAATTCTGTTGAAACAGCTTACGAACAAAAGGATGCAATTCCTTCAGGAGTGTATACAGAAATACAAGAAGACTTAGTTAAACTAGGAAGAGAAGTAGATAACCCACAAGATTTTTCCTCTGTGCTTCAAGATTTTAATAGAAAAATAGGAAACTATAATCAATACAGTAAGAAACCAGAGGGTGTACCAGAGTTTTTAAGATATCGACAAGATAAATCAGGGAAGGAAAATTATTATCCAGCTTATAAAACAGGTATGGGTTATACTTACAAATTAGATGCAGGAGAAAACTTTACTGAAGATGTTATTTTTTTTCCTAAAAGAGTTCCTAATGTTAAGGGTGGTAGATTTACTCCACAGGACTCTACTCACTATATGGATAATGAAATAGGTTTTATAAGATATGATGACTTACCTAATCCTAAATTAGGAACTAGACACATAAGAGTTTCAGAAGTACAAACAGACATACACTCTCCTCAATTTGATGCTAATAAAAAAGCTGATTATTTTAGAAATAAAATAAATCCTTTTAACAGAGATGCTGAAATAAATATTTTAAAAAAACAAAGAGATGAATTGTTAGAAAAAAGAGCTCCTTATGAAGAACTTGGTAGAGGGATAGCAGGTTTAACTAGATCACAAAGACAAGAACTAGCAAGAGTTAATTATGAGATTGCTCAATTAGAAAAGTCAGGCATGTCTAAACTAGTAGCAGGACAATCGATAGATCAGACAACAGCAGCTCCATTATCTAGATCTTGGCCAGATTATGCAGCCAAAAGTTTGTTAAGAACAATGGCAGAAAGAAATATTAATGCATTATCTATTGTGCCATCATCTATGAACAAAGGAATTAAGATGCCTGGTTCATCACAATTAGGAGATGAGATTAATTATGGTTTAATGGATGGTAAAGCAATGATTAGAAATCAAGATGGAACTTTAAAAAAAACAAACCAACTAGCTGCTAATGTAGCTCCTTTTGCAAAATTAGCAAAACAATATGGAGCAAAGTTTGAGATGGCTCCTATGCCTAAAAGTAATCCAGATAAACCTTTTAAAATAATAAGATTATTTAATAGTGAAGGAAGAAGTTTAAGAGAAAATAGCAAAAACGGTAGAAGACATTATAATAAAAAAATAGGAGACGATTATATATACGAAGATCATGTTGGTGCTGCTAACACTAGAGAAGAAGCAGAAGAAATTTTAAAAATAAGACTTTCTCCTACAAGAAACCAAGGTGGGGTTAAAGATTATATTATTAAAGAAATAGGTGCTGAGAATCCAGATCTATATGAGATGGTGCCTACATTTATAGCATCAGATGATGTGTTAAAGAAATTTTTATTACCAATGAAAGCTTATATGAAGGTTGGTGGGTTTGTAGATAATACTAATATATTTAAGGGAATATTATAATGGCAGGTATAGAAGATGTATTGATAGAAATCTTTAGAGGAGAAAATGTATCATTAAACCCTTTTAGAAAAAATGCAGACACAGTTGGTAGATTTGTGACAGACAATCTTGAATATGCAAAAGCTGCTGGAGATAAATTTCCTGCTATAATTAAATCAGCAAAAATTCCAAAAGAAACTTTTGAAAGATCAATGGAAGCATTTGATCAGTCAGGTCAGCCAAGCACAAATCGTACAAGTCGTAGTAATTTAGGGTTACTTGATAAAGCTGATAAAGGAAGATTAAAAATTGATATACTAAAAACATTAGGACTAAATATTAAAAATTTAACCCCTTTAGCGATGAAAGGGTTAAATGCAATGGCTAGTTTACCTGCTGCAACAATAGGAATGGTGCTACAAACAACACCTGCAAATGCAGATGAAGCAAACATGCAACTAGAAGATTTTGCAAAATTAAACGAAAAAAACAGTAATCCAGATGATATAAGTAGCATCAATGTATTTAAGGGGTCATTATAGATTTTATATACAAAATGCTTTACACTGTACGGATAATTCTATAGGAGGAATATTATGAGTCTAAAAAAGAAATTAAAAAAAGTAGGTAAAGCGGCGGCACTTGCCGGCACTGCTTATCTAGCATCTAAAGCTATGTCAGGAGCTGGAGCTGGCGTAAATGTAGATAAAGGCAGAGGAAGTGCATTAAGTAATATGTACAGAAAAAAATACACTGATGGTATAATGAGAGGTGTAAAAGGAACTAAAGCTGCTAGCATAGGTATTATGGATAGAATTGGTAATGCTGCTAGTAAAGTTATTAACATGGGTCCAGGAAAAAATGCAACATCTAAAAAAGGTGGCACATTAGCTGGAGACTATAACAATGCGTTTGGAGATGGTATCTCAGGCGGAGCTAAATATGGTGGCATGATGAAAGCTAAAACTGGTACATATGTTAAAGCATCTTGTAAATTAGGAAAGAATAAAAAAACATTAATAACTTAATGGCTATTGAAACTGAAAACCCAATCAACGAAGAAGTTGATGTTGAGGAGGAAGCAGTTGTTGAATTACCACCTGAAGATGGTGAAGAAGTAACTGAAGAACCTGAACAGGATTTCTATGCAAATATTGCAGAGACGATTGATGACAAAGCTTTATCGCAACTTGCGTCAGATTTAATTTCTGAATATCAAAGTGATAAAGAATCTAGAAAAGAATGGGAAGACACTTATACAAATGGTTTAGATCTTTTAGGATTTAAATACAAGTCGACTACTCAACCATTCAAAGGAGCTAGTAATGTCACTCATCCTCTATTGTCAGAAGCGGTAACACAGTTTCAAGCACAAGCTTACAAAGAACTACTACCAAGTGATGGACCAGTAAAAACTAGAATTGTTGGATTACAAAACGAAACAGTAGAAGCTCAAGCTGAAAGAGTAAAAGATTTCATGAATTATCAGATCATGGAAAAAATGGAAGAATACACTCCAGAGTTTGATCAATTATTATTTTATCTACCGTTAGCAGGATCTGCATTTAAAAAAATATATTATGATGCATTATTGGAAAGAGCTGTATCTAAATTTATTCCTGCAGAAGATTTAGTGGTTCCTTATTTTGCAACAGATTTAAAAGATGCTCCTAGAATTACACACGTACTAAAACAATCAGAAAATGATTTGTTAAAAAAAATGGCCACAGGTTTTTACAAAGAAGTAGAACTGATGAAGCCAGAAAAAAAAGATAACAAGATTAAAGATAAGTACAATGAGTTAGAAGGTGTTAAAGCTGTTGAAACAAATGACTACATCTACAGTGTTTTAGAAATGCATGTTGATTTAGATTTATCTGATTATATTGCAGAAAACGAAGAAGATAAAATTAATATTAAAATTCCTTACATTGTAACTATAGAAGAATCTACAAGAAAAATTTTATCTATTTATAGAAACTATAAAGAAGGTGATGCTAAA